GAACCTTTAGAGACCTAACATTGTCGGGATTTCTCATCGCCGAAGCAAATGATAACGCCGACCACGTAATAGGAGCAGTTAAGTCAGAATGCTGAAATGTATTCTTACCAGTCGTCGCTACAATGTAACTATCTATTCCATCTACGTGACTAACCGTAGTCGGAGCATCAGCATCCGTTATCGTCGCAAAATTTGAAACAGTCGTCCCAGTACCACTACTGTAAATCATCTGCCCACCATTCGCTATCACTCCATAAATAGTAGGAGTCGCCACATTCCCATCATTCCCTATAGCAAAAGTAGGACGACCAGACCCATTCAAGGCATTAGTCGTAATATTAGTTGCTAACAAAGTTTCAGCAACATACGTTAATTTGAATATTTTGTTGTTACAGACAGCAAGCCCACATTGCTTATGAGGCCACCAAAATAATCCACTAACAGGATTATTCGCTCCCTCTCCCAAGTCTAAAGCTAACTTTAAGCCAGGTCTCTTGACAGTATATCCCAGCTCATTGACATAAGCATTGATTAACTCATAATCACGATCTTTTAACTCAGCTCCATCTGCATTAGTGTAAACAGAATTAGCTAGAGGAACTTTTACTGTGGGCATGATACTCCTCAATCAGACGTAATAACTCCTTCCTCGCATCATACGCTAAAAGAAAGTTTTGCTTACTTTCCTCGTTGATAGGACTAAACGTTAATTGTCCAACAAGATTATATAAAAACTTCAATGAGTCTATGTCCATGATATCGTAGCTCCTAGTAAACCAGCCGCAACCAGATCTCTAACTAATGTATTATGAGCTTCCGCCACCTGAGAAACAGTAGCAACCCCAGTATCTAAAGTTCTTCTAACCGTTCCAGTAGGGAAAGAAAAAGCATTAGGATAATCCGGCGCATTTCTTAATATAAATTTATGACTATATATTTGCTTAGGAGCTAATCCACCCGTACCAATTACCCACCAATTATCTATAGTCGGACTCATCATCGACGACCCCTCTACAGTACCTACAGGTATCTCCCACTTATATGTACCACCAATACCAAAGGAGATATTAGAAACAGCATCCTTAGAAGAAAAACCACTACAAGTAACACCAGTAATATCACCACCTGTTATCGCAACCGCATTGGCGTTTTGTGTCGCCAACGTCCCAAGCCCCAAATTAACTCTAGCAGCAATAGCACTCGCCGCACCAGTTCCACCAGAAGATAAACCAAGCACGCCAGATTGAGACACTAAACGAAAATGATTAGATAACGCAACATACCGAATATCAACTAACATCTCATTAGTAATATCCCCAGTCGTCAACGGCGTAGTCCCATCGTTTCTAACTAAGTCATACGTCCCTAAGTTAGAAGGAACAATATCAACAGCCCCAGTGTTTGCAAAATTCGCCACAAAGGTTAAGATCATCCCATCCGTTAGAGCAGTCAAAGCAGGAGTAGGGGATAGCGTATAAGTGTTACTAGATCCAGTAGACGCACCACAATAAATCGTTCCATCATCCGGATATGAATAAATCACGTTCGCAATACTAGACTGAAGAACACCGTTCGAGTTTTCAATCTTAAAGTCATAAGCACCCTCACCATAGACTAAAGCCTGACCTCTCGAACTTAAAATAACAGGGTTTTCAGCCACAGTCGTCATCGCCTGATCTAAAAATAGTCTTTTCTTAGTCGTAGTTCCAGCCGCATAACTCCAAACCTTCCCCCCCGAAAGAGGATTTCCACTCGTATCAATGAGTCCAGACATCAAGAAGTCAACTTGAAGAGCACGAGTTGAATAGTTCCCATATAGAATTGGAGGCTCTCCACCATCACCAGGTCCAGGATCAGGATCAGGATCAGGATCAGGCGAATCTAAAAACTCATCATAAAGCCTAACGTTTGCGTAATATAAAGAAGAATTACCACTAGCAACAGTCCCGCCACCTTCTCCAGTTCCACCGCCCCACGAGTTATTACCACCAAGCCACCAGTAGTCCTTAACGGCCGAAGTCGTTCTTGTAACAATGTTACCACTATCAATAAGCAAGTCATCGTCAACGTATAATCTAAAAAGTCCATTAGCAGTACTAACAGAAGACTCCTTAAAGTGAATACCTATCTTAATCCACGTATTCTCAGGAAAGGTATACGAAATGTTTCCAACGTAAGATAAACCATTAACCGGTAGCTCGTAGACATACCAAACTATAGTACCAGGATTGTTATACTCAAAAAATGCGGTAGACCCTACACCAGTCCCATTCCCAAACCTAGCAATCTTCATTCCACCTGGATAGAAGAAGTTGTTTCCAAAAAACATTCTAAATTCAAGATATCTCTCAGTATAACTTCCATCCTTCTGAAAACGACAGGGAAGCGTCTCATTTGTTCCAACTGGGATAAACGAATGCGCCGCAGTTCCACCTAAAGGCGGAGCTGGTGTTGTTACGTATCTTTGAGCAGTTGTAGTAGGAGCATAGTTAGAGCTCTGGAAATACGCCTCAGACCAACTAGCACTGGGAATACCATCTGTAAAATTATCAGAAAGCAACAAAGTCATTAATAAGCTCCTCTCATTCTTCTTGTGTCAGATAAGTTTAAAATCTTACTTCTAGCCTTAACATACTCTTCACTCGCTCTACTTCGTAAGTGATTGATGAAAGACATAGACTCACCGTCATCTTCCGCTAACTCAACAGCTAACGCATACTTCAAAACATTTAACCACTTCGCAGGGAATTCCCCTGTATCACTAGAATCAGTCCAGTCCTTAAGCTTTCTAATTCCATTAATCTTCAACGTATAAACCTTCTCTGGTACTGGATATAATCTTATCGTTAAACCATCCGAACTCTGCGAAAAACAAACAGGACGACCAGATGCATCCTTATCTAATAGATCTTCGTACTCAAAAAAGTCCATCCGATCTAATCTAAAATCATTAGAGTTATCTACTAAGTGACATCTATCAACTATAGATAACCCATTTGTCGTTGGAATCGTGTAATCACTCGTACCCGCAACAAGCGACACGCTCTCCGTAACATAAGTAAATAACTGAACCCCATCCTCTCCTAATGCCTTAAGAATGAGATTCAGCTTCTTTGTTCCAGTGTCCTCTTGCGCCGCCGACAACGACTCTCCGTCCGCTAAAGAACCCACCTTGCGATAGGCTTCCTCTAACAGTTCAACCTTAGTTAATAGAAAGTCGTAATCAGTCGCCGCCATGCACCACTATGCTTGCATGTCGTAGATAACAGAAAACTTAATCACACCACCTGTGGTCTGACCTGTACCTACAGTTGTCACCTTCAAATACAGAATTGTTTCAGCAGTATTCTGAAAGTTCAAACCAGTCGTAGCATTAAGTCTAGCAACACCACCGCCAGTTCTTAAAGCAGTTCCAGCCGCAGTCGTAATGTATCTATCTTCATCAACAGAGTCTCCGACGGTAAACACTGAGTCTGCACCAGACTGAGTACCGTTAGAACTAACCATCACGTCTCTTACTACTGAGTTTGCTGGTAGTCTGCATAGATGAACTAGATCGTTCAAGATTAAAGCAGGCGCTACCGTGTACTCGCCACTTACTGACTGAGTACCCATGCCCGCTCTTGCTACAACTCCTGGTTGCATTTTGTTTGATAAATAGGTTGGCATCTCTTTTTCTCCTTATATAAATTAAAACTAGGGAGAGTGCTCTCTCCCTATACTTCGTTACCCAATTTTCGTACTTGCTATGTAAAGACCCAGTGATCCGTATGTTACTAAGTTTTTAACTGGTCTCTTACATCCAGCCATAAACTTCATCGCAACACCGATCTCGTCTCCGTAGTCAAACTCTTGCTGCCTTGACGCAACACGAGAACCCCACGCCCAGAATAGCCCCATCTTTCCTAGCAATACAGCACGTGAATAGTGAACCGTTGAGCCACCACCATCGTTAAATGCAGGGACTCTCTCGTTACCAATTACGATAACGCCATCCCAAATTATGTCTGCTATGTTGAATAATGGATTGTCCTTACTTCTCTCCCTTGCGTCCTTAGTCGCATTATAGAAAGTCGTATCGAACTTCATGTCGTAAGTGACTTCGTGGTTAGTTAGAAGCACTACATACTTACCACCAGCTATTGTTACAGGCTCAATCGGATCAAAGTTTCTAACTTTAGTTCCGCTCAATCCACCAGTAGTCGCATAACGTCTTAACTGTGATAGAAACTGAGGTGTAAGCTTACAGTTAGAAGCATTCATCGCAGTCCTAGCAGCAGTCTCGTTCGCAGCTATAGTTAGTACGTTTGAGTTGTTATAAACAACCGAACCAAACGTAGCGAGCGCAGCGTTTATCTTAACTTCTTCGATCTTCTCTTTGATCCAAGTCTTAAGCATTGTTTCTTGCTCAACTGTTACGTTGAATGCAGGACGCTTCCTGTTTAACTCACCCTCGTCTCTTACAGCGTGTCTATAAAGTTTAAGAACTACCTGATCACTGTAATCAAGAACTCTCTCTTCGTTATCTTCTAACTGAGCATCGTCCTCAACACCGTTACCTTGTAGCCTGTTAATAAATGGAATATTAACAGCATCACCTTTCTTCTTCTCAAGCTCCATAACTTCCTTGACGATACCGTCCTTACCTGTCATGGGAGCAAAGAATTCTTCTAGTGCCGCCTCTCTAACTGTTTCCTCTGTCCATAATTTGACCGCATTTGCACTGCTGGTCGATATACTATACTTTGCCATCTCTTCTTAATTCCTCTCGTTTTAATCGTTTGATTTCTTCAAGAGGCAGCTCGGCTAGATCATTCATGCTATATTCTGCTTTGACATTAACTGAGGATTTCGCCGCCGGTGATAACGTTTTAGGTATATTCCTGGATCGGTTAATCATCTCCGCAACATCATCCGCATCACGTCGTACATTCCTTTTGTTTGTCTGAGGTACTCTCTGACCACTAGCATTATGTTGCGCTAGTAACTGCTTAGTATGTACTCGGTGTATAGCGTTTTTGGCTAAGGCGATAATAGTAGTGGGTGATTCAGTAGCAAACATGTTGTTCACATAGTTTACAGCCCTGTCCCTAGTCCAACCATCCTCCATGAAAGACTCTACAATCTCATTCGTAAAAAAGTATTTCATAGGAATGTACTTAGGAACTATCTGCATGTTCTGCTTATAATTCGTAAGTGCTGCGTGATCGCTCTTTAACCGCTCAATCTCAGAATGTAATCCTTCTAGCTGATAGGTGATTCGAGCAACCTCCATAGGGTTATCGCTTCCAAGCTCTTCTGCCTTAGCTTGTAAATGATTTATAGTCGCTACCGTCTGATTATATTGTTCTTCAACTCCTATAATCCTACGATCTGCTGCCTCGACTAATTGTTGTTGCTGTACCCTTTCTACTTCGTCTGTAGGATTAGGCTGCGTAGGTGAATCAGCTATTTCTTCCACCTGTTCCTGAGTATGCTCTAAACTCTCACTTTCTTGTAAGCCCCCCTCATCCGATTCTTGAGAATCTTCCTGATTAGGCTCATAATCATCACCCTCTTCTAGGAACTTTTGCTTTAAATTCTTAATCTCATCTAGGTCTAAATTAGATAAATCAGAAGGACTGTAAGTACTCGACTCACTACTAAACAACTCACGACCCTCACCATCTGAACTAACAACATGTTCGTCCATCCCCTCAGTCGAAGGGCTATCCGACACAATAGGCGCATCTTGGCTCACTACCGGAGCATTCTCTACTTGTTCCATTTCTTATTTCCTGTATTTAGCCACACACAGGAAATAAATAGACTATTGTGGCATTGATGGTATTGGTGTCTGAACACCAGGCGGCAACTGCCCCTCCGGTAACTGAGGTGACGTAGCTTGATTAGAACCTAATCCATACTTCTCTAGTACACTCGGCGGTACTAGCCCCTGGCCTATGAGACTCTTAACTACCTCCGTCTCCTGAGTTCCTTCAGCACTTGCCGCTTGGCTTTCCTGTTGCTGCATTATTGACTGCAACATTCTATCCTTGTAAGACTGCGGCGTGTTTAATAGCTCCGGAAGGATGTCAGGCGGTACCGGGAAACCAGATTTCGCTACCTCTTGAATCACATTCAACGTAGCAGCTCGCTGCGTCGGACTCCAACTCGTCTCATCTATAGTTATATCTATTTTCGTTAAATCAGAATTTCTTAAAAACTCCACTATCTCGTCCGGCGAATACTCGCCAAATGGAACTTCTCCCACATTAAACGGCTGTCGGGCATTTTGATTACTTAACATCCTATAAATCCTCTTCGGACTATAGTATTTCTGAATATACGCTATCATTTTAGTGATTAATCGCTTCTTCGCTCGCTTCATGTTCTTAAATAAGTACTCATTCCCAACTAAAGCACTCTCTCTTGCTTGCTGAATAGCATAAGCAGAAGTATTCGCCCCAGCAAATCTAGTCGCATCAACCGACAACAACCTCTCCAACCTCGACTCACTCGTATCAGCTATCGCTAACACCTCACTCGGCAACTTGATTCCTTGAAAAAGCTCCGGCTTGTTTCTAATATCTTGAACCTTCGCTATAAATCCAGGCTTATTGCCATTCTCCTTAAAGTTTTTCTCCTCACTCGGACTCGCAAACGTCATCTCATCAAATACAATGCCATAAAGCGACGCAAAATTCACAATGTCAACACTCTGACTAACTCGCTTATTCAACTCCCTCTGCGGATCTTTCCCACTTTTTACCTTCCCCCAGTAATCCGCTCCTCGCTTCTTTGCGTAAAATGGAACAATCGTAAAATCATCATCCGGAATCTCCGAAATATAATCATCCATCAACAACACAGTCCCAGCGCAACGAGTAACACGCATCTTCTGTATCTCCTTATCAACTCGATAAAGATTAGGAATACTTTGAATCTGCTTCAAATCACTCTCAGAAAACCCATACGTAGTAAGAGACTCCTCAGCTACGCTGTCGTAAATAACAGAAACCGGTACGTAAATCTTCTCCTCCTTCTCAACAACTAACACCTCCTTCTTAGCCTTGTTAATAACAGGACTATCCCCAATAGAAGCAGGTATCTTCATATTCTCTATACGAATGTAATCATCCCCAGCATACGTCTCACCAGTACTCTGAATCTCCTGCGAAAGCTTGTTCTCTAACACCTTAGTACTTTCTTCCAACTCCTCCCGCTTCTTGTTATAAGCAGCCTTAAGCTTGTCAAAACTCCATCTCTGCACCTTAACAAGATACTCACAGTCACTAGCATCACTCTCCGTATGCTCGCCAAAAAATACCTGATCATATGGATACTTCTTTATCCGTAAATCACCCCGTATGTCATCCTTCTGACTCACCTCTAAACAAAAATTACCAACACCACACACACAACCATCCTCAAAAACCTCATTCTCCGTAAACTCAAACTCACATTGCGTAAGAATTATCTTAATCAACTCATTCGCTATATCAGCTAAACGCTGATCACTCTCCCCATTCGGTAACGCATTCGGATCAGTCCTCTGCTGACGCTGATACCCCACCAAGTCATCAATATGCTTCTCTATCATATTAATAACTAACGCCGCTCTACCCTCAGACTCTAAATCTCTCTTCTCACTCTCACTCCACTGCTCACCCTTATACATCTTATCAGACTCAATAGCCTGCTTTAACGACTTCTCACTCCACTTACACGCAACCTTAGCCATCTCATACATCTTCTGCACAACCTCCTCATCATCCACCTCCGGCCTCGTCGGATACTTCATCTCCAACTCATACACCTGATCATGAAAATGACCATCCGTCGCATCAGGCTCAAGCAAAAACGTCCCATCCGCATTCAATATAACATTATGCGTGTGACCCTGAGAACGTGAAACCTCATACACTCCAGTCTTCTCATTAACGTAAACAATATGCTCATGCCTCTTACCAGCTCTAGGCTTATTCGATTTATAGAATTTCATCTGCTCATCCAACTTAACATTGTCTTATCTTCTCTAAACTCATACGGATCACGATACGGCTTGCGAACCTTCGTCTCACTCGGCGCAACCTCCATACCTAACGCAAAATCTTGTAACATCTGATATCCATACGCTAACGCATCCAACCCATCATCATGCACAGATGATCCATACTTATCCATCTCCTCTCGCAACTTAGACTTCGTTTCAGCACTAACCTTGTCAGACATGTAAATACTCCCATCATGCAACGGAGCAGCTAACGCACCCTCTATTCGACGATCCTTCCTAACACCACCAGCCGTCAAAATCTTCAACCTCTCATTGTCCCTTGTAACATGCTTACCCTTAACTCGTAAGGCATTGCTAAAATGATCGTCAAACGTACTCTGCCCAGTCTTCTCTATCCCCACCAACCTAATCATCCCATTTCTCATGTACAACCGAACAGCCTCGTCCCTAGCCTCCTCATACCTCATCCTCGCTATCAACCCATCAAGAATGTAAACATTGAAAAAACCCCGATCCCTCAACCGCCTCTCCATACCCAATACCCACATCCCCCAATGATCACTCCTCTGACCATTCCTCCTCCTCTCATCAGCCCCACTCGGATCTATCACCATCACTCGCAAAATATCACTCGGTATCTGATCCACCCGCACCTGATTAATCATCGTATACGGCAACTTCACATCATGCTTAGGCGACGGATCCAACAACTGCTGACTATTAAAAAATCTTCGATTCTCCTTCAAAATCGTTAGCCTAGACTCACTCAAATACACACTCCGACCATTAATAGTCCCATCCTCCGTAGCAGCAACACGACGCACCTTAAACATCGGACTACCATCCGGCATCCGCTTGTCCCGGATATAACACAACACACCCTCGTGACTATAATACGTCCCCGTAACCAAACATCGACCACCATCTTTCCCAACGTTCACACTCATGTCAAAAGAATCTTTCATCTTCTGCGTGTCCAACTCACTGTTCGCTAAATCTAACGTCTCAATGTCATCATACCTCCTCACACCAAAATGCCTCCCAGTCGGCATCGCATCCTGCAAACCATGCGGCTCAACACTACACTCCTTATGCGAAAATCTACGCTTCAACTCTATCCCACTCTCACTCCACTTCGCCCCCTTGTGCGGCGGCGTCTCCCACACTATCTCCCGAAACAAATCCTTCAACGCCTCATTACTCTCAAACGCCCCCTTTATATTACGAAAAAATACCGTAGCAGCCTCCTTGCTATACGAAAAAATACACACCGTCTCCTCAGGATTCACTAACAAATCCTGTATCGTACTATTCTCCGTCAATAACGTAGTCTTACCATGCTCACGCGCCCACAAATCCAACACCATGTCCTTAGCACCATACTGAACCATCCTCGCCATCCTCACCCAATGATTCCTCGCATCATTCGCTATCCGATTGCCCAATATAAAATATGTCAAAAACCATAAATCATTACGACACATCATCCTCAGAGCCTCCCGCTCATCCCACTCCCCATCCAAAACCTTCCTCGCTAACTCATCATAGTCACTCACATACAAACTACCTGGAACCTTCACAAACGGCATCCCGTTAATCACAGTCCTCCCAAAACTATCTATATGAACATACTTATACTTAGAACTCGTAATAGATAAATCCGGAACAACCTCAGACCGCAACGACTTAACAGTTCGCTCCACTCTCGGCGGCGCTAACCCCAACACCTCATACGAACTACTCAACACAGGAGGCGGCTTCACAGCATCAGGCTTACGCCTAGACATCTTAGGCCTCTTACCTTCTATCTCTCTTTCTATCTTCTTCGGCATACAGAAAAAGTAACAGCGAAACTTGCAGCTTGTAAGGAGAAAACTGTCGCGTGAAAAAAATGTGATGCGTTTTTTGGAACGGTGGGAATGCGTAACTGGGCAAGATGTGAGCGAACACCGCCGGCACATCCCCCCCCCGCCTATGTAGCATGAGCTACATGCCTCATTGTTGACTTCTTTTTGTTTTCTATTTCTGACTAAGCAATGCGCTCTATACCCTATAAGTAGCATTATCGGGCATAGATTTGGTAAGTAGGCGAAAAGACTACCCTTTATCCTTAGGGGGGTCTATTAAGATTTGGGACATTTCAGGCGCGTTGCCTGTTACATGGTGCGCGTGTGCGATGTTTTCAGTAGATTTACCTTGCTCGAGTCTGCCTAGTTTTGTTAGCGTTTCGATAGCTTTGGTTAAATCCCTACCTGAAAGCTCACCAATTCGAATTTGCTTTATTAATTCCTCACAAGCTAGATCAACAATCCCCCTTAAGATTTTTGCTTTATTCTGTTCAAACCAGCGTTGCCTAGTTTCTTCCATTCTAGGTAAAATATCGTGATATGCCTCAAGATGTCCTTTTACTGTATTCTTATCGGTTTGAATCTTATTTGCTAGCTCTCTTAGAGTCATGTCATCGCCAAGTTCTTCGACTAAAGAGCCAGTTTGTATAGCGTTTCTTACATCTTTTGAGGTGTATTGAGTCCTTGCTTTTTTTTTTGAGGGGATGTTTTTGCTTGGTCATGCTCAAGGATTAAAGGTTTAGCCATAACTTAAAAAATTTCCTGGACTTCTATCAGTCGCATTAAGATAGGTACTTGCGCTCTTTACAATCTCAGTTTTAGCCCATATCGGACATATTCCCACTAAATTACAGTACCATTTAAAACTTTGTTTTTCTTCTGAGTCACTCAAGAGCCAATCTAGTTCTATTTCAGCTTCTTCTTTATCTTCGGAGTAAAATGCTCTCATGATAGAATCTTTAATCAAATAAATCACAAAATTAGTGTAACTATCCAACGTTTTTACTATTAGTAGTGGTTAAAGATCTGTCTCTTATA